AGCGACAACAAAAGCCAAACGTATTGGAAAATCTAAAGGTAAACAATTTGTTCCTCAGCCGCCAAAGATTGCCAGAAAAACATCTGGTTATAGATAATAAAAATAATGACTGACGAACCTTCTTTAGATGACTTTGCTTTTGAGTTATTGCGCCGTCGTCAGGCGCGAGATAATTTTGCGGATTACATGACGTACATGCACGGCCTTGCGCCGCCCCGTCATATGAAATTCTTGTGCGGTAAACTGCAAGAGAAAATGAGCCGCAAGGGCGACCGGCTTCTGGTTTGCTTCCCACCGGGGCACGGTAAAAGCACGGTTTCTTCGCTTTATTTTCCAGCGTTCTATCTATCTAAAAACCCAACGCACAACATCATCATGGTTAGCCACACTGAATCTTTTGCAGAACAGTGGGGTCGTAAGGTTCGTAATATTTTGTTGTCTGACGAACACAAATTTTTGTTTCCAGAAATTGTAGTTTCAGAAGATAGCCGCTCTGCTGGCCGGTGGGATTTAAATAGCGGCGGTTCGTATTACGCAACGGGCGTGGGTGGAACGGTAACTGGACGACGCGCCGACATGGTGGTCTGCGACGATCTTTTGAAAGGCGTTGATGACGCAGAATCAAAACTTGTACGCGATAATATGTGGGATTGGTGGGGTTCTGATTTATCAACTCGTTTGAAGCCTAGCGGCGTGATGGTGATTATTGGGACGCGTTGGCACCTAGATGACATCATTGGCCGAGTCATGGCTGCTGAGAAGCAGAAGGGCGGCGACAAGTGGGACAAGGTTATTCTCCCGGCTTTGGCTAAAGACAAAGACCCATTAGGGCGTAAAGAAGGTGAAGCCCTCTGGCCGGAGTGGGAAAGTGAAGTTGCGTTAGCCCGTAGACGCGCTCAACCGTCAATGACTTCGCGGCAGTGGGAAAGTCTGTATCAGCAAAGCCCAGTTCTTGATTCTGGTAACGTCATCAAACGAGACTGGATCAAAATTTGGAACCAACGCGAACCGCCTAAGTGTGATTTTATTCTTCAAAGCTGGGATACGGCTATTACATCTAAAAACAAAAGTGCTTTTTCGGTTTGTTTGACGTTTGGAATTTTTACAGAAGATAAAACGGATTTACCGTCAATTATCTTGTTGTCCCGCTGGCGGGGCCGTGTGGATTACCCCGAACTCCGAAAAATGGCTCAAAGGCTGGCTAATAATTATTTAGACGATAATTTAGAAGTGCCTAGAACCGGCAATTTTAAAAAACCCCCAGACATGATTTTGATTGAAGCCAAAGCCACGGGGGAACCTTTGATAGCTGATTTGAACCGTGCTGGTATCTCTGCGACACGGTTTAATCCGAACAAACATGGAGATAAGAACGCTCGCCTTTTGCTGACAACGGACATTTTTGAGAATGGCCGGTTTTACGTCCCTGGCCAGCCTCCAAATTACACACTTCCTAGGCGCTGGGCCGAAGGTTATGTAAATTCCTTAATCTCCTTCCCAGCCTCAGATTCCCGAGATGATGCCGACGCAACCAGCCAAGCTATTATTCGGATGAAAACCAGTGGCTGGATTAAGAACAGCCTTGATGCTATAGAGGAAGCTCCTTTCCGCGTAACAGAACGTGCAAACGGGGCACTTTATGGTTAAGATACCTATTGTCTCTGTATTTTTAAGTAAATCTGTATGGCCATAGATCGCGCAACCGCCTCTATACTTGGTTTAAATGATATAACTGGCGGCGATGCTAGTGGTGAAGAATTAAATATTCCTCAAATTGATCCTACGTTTGCTGATGGCGCGTCAATCACGCCTGAAGAAGACGGCGGAGAAACAATTGATTTTGAACCACAGGCTGATGAATCCGAACCAGTAGATCACGATGACAATCTGGCCGAATACATGGAGGATAGTGACCTTCAATCTTTAGCCAACGACATCATTGATTACGTTGGTGAAGACCGCAAATCCCGCGCCGATTGGGAATCTATGTTGTCTCAAGGCTTGACCTACCTTGGCTTAAAGATTGAAGACAGGTCTATTCCTTTTAGCGGTGCGGCTGGGGTCTTTGATCCAATTTTATTAGAGGCTGTAATTCGCTGGCACGCGACTGCCAGTGCCGAGTTGATGCCAGCATCGGGGCCGGTTAAGACCCAAATCATTGGCCAACCAACGCCGGAAACAGAAGCTCAGGCTTCCCGCGTTAAAGAGTTTATGAACTATTACTTGACGGAAGGCGCACCTGAGTGGATTGAGCAAAATGACCAAATGTTGTTTTGGCTTCCGCTGGTTGGCTGCACGTTTAAGAAAACTTACCAAGACCCCATTTTAAACAGAGTAGTTAGCCCCTTTATTCTACCTCAAGACTTTGTTGTTTCATTTAGCACCGATAATTTAGAGACTTGCCCCCGCGCTACGCACATCATCAACATGTCTCCCAAAGACATGAAAATGCGTCAGATCAGCGGTTTTTATCGTGATGTTGAATTAAAAGAACCTGATTATTTAGATGAAAAAAACTCGTCGTTAAAAGACAAATCTACCTACACTCAAGGTTTAACTACACCCACAGATTCAGACGAAGCGCCTTATGAGGTCTATGAGTGCCATATTGACCTAGACTTGGTTGGTTTTGAGCATAAAGAAGCCGAAAACGACGATAGCCAAGAAGAGCCTACAGAAACCGGCTTGCCGCTGCCGTACATCGTCACAGTCGAGACGGGTTCTAAAAAGGTTCTGTCAATCCGCCGGAACTGGAAAGAAGAAGATCAAACTTATTCTAAAATTCAATATTTTACACACTTTAAGTTTGTCCCCGGCTTAGGATTTTATGGCATTGGCTACGCCCATATTTTGGGTAATACGGCCAAGGGCGCGACATCTTTGCAAAGGCAAATGATAGACGCAGCCACCCTGGAGATGTTCCCAGGGGGTCTAAAAGTGAAGGGTATGCGGGGTGACGATAACAACGTCATGATTGGTCCCTGCGAGTTCCGCGAATTGGATACCGGCGGGATGCCCATTCAACAGGCTATTATGACGATGCCCTATAAGGGGCCGTCTCCCGTATCTATGGAGCTTTGGAAAGCCACCCGTGAGAACGGGGAGCGCCTTGGCGGCATGACTGAGGTGGCGGTTGGGGAAGGCCGTCAGGACGCCCCTGTAGGCACCACAGTGGCCCTTCTAGAGGCTTCTAACCGAGTGCAGTCTGCTACCCTTAAAGCTGCCCACCGCGCCTACAGGCGCGAATTTAAGCTAATTGCGGCCCTATTTGGCCAGTTCTTGCCGGAAACTCCATATCCGTGGCCCGTGGCTGGCGGTCCCAATGTGGTTATGAGGGCTGACTTCTCGGATCAAATTGACGTAATTCCCGTCAGCGATCCCAACATTACGTCCTCTGCCCAGCGCATGATGCGTGCCGAAGCCCTGCTTCGATTTGCAACTCAAGCCCCAGATTTGCACGATCAATATCAAGCTTATCGCCAGATGTACGTCGAAATGGGAATTGACGAAAAGCGGATTACTGCGCTTCTGCCTCCCAAGACAGAAGCAAAGCCGTTGGACCCGTTGAGCGAAAACCAGAACCTTTTAAACGGCAAACCGGTCAAAGTTGGCGCGTACCAAGACCATGATGCCCATATTGCATCTCACACGATTTTAATGCAGCAAAAGCCCGAACTTGTAACAACCGCAGCCCACATTGCTGAACATGAAGCTGCTAAAATGCGGGTTCAGGTTGAACAGATTCTGGGTCAGGCGCTTCCGCCCGAAGGCCAGCAATTGCCGCCTGAAGTTGAAAACCAAATTGCCGTTTTGGTTGCCAAAGCGATGCAACAGATTTCTAAGCCGCAAGGTGGAGAAGACCCCACCCCTGGTCAGATTGCTATGGAACAGCTTAAAGTTGAAGCCGCGAAAGTTCAGGCTAAGTTGCAAGAAATTCAATCTAACACCAGCAGCAAGGCATTTACTGAAACGCTAAAATTAAAATCTAGCCGCGAGGACCGCCTGACTCGTGAGCGTATTGCCATGTTGAATTACGAAAAAGACAGGCAGAAACAAATTTCCCAACCAAAGACTTTCGGGACAAGGAGCAAATTCTAATGGACTCGATGCGTAAAAATGCTCAAAAAATGATGCCGCATGTTATGGCTTTAAATAAAAAGCCGACGATGGGCATGAAGAATGACCGTCAACCAGCCCCGGCTGTTAGCAAGCTCGTTGCCTTCGCCAAAGGCGGCAAGGTTATGGCTAATGGTGGTGCCGCCGACATGAAGCAGGATAAAGCTATGCTGTCGCGTCACAACAGACTTATGCACCCCGGCCAGAAGTCTAAGCTGATGAACGGCGGACTGGTGAGTAAGTATGCAGAAGGTGGTTCAGTAAAAAAAGAAATAAAAAAACCCACTAAACCTGAACCTTTGAAGGATTTGACTCCAGAAGATAAGAAAAAAGCCAAAATGGGCATTAATCCCTATCCTGGCCGTTCGGAAGACATGGAATACGCCAAAGGCGGTCCTGCCAAAAAGGGCATGGGCATCATGATTGGCATTAAATTCGGCAAACCCAAGGCGCACGCCAAAGGCGGCAAAGCCAAAGGCGACAAAAAGAAGGTCATGGGCACTGTTGGCGAAGCTAAGGCCATGATGGCCGCTTTGCAAAAAGCACGCCGCCCCGCAACCCCGATGCCGGGGACTCCCATGGCTGGCCTCGGCATGGCTCCACCGATGGCTCCCCCAATGAAGCACGGTGGCAAGGTCATGAAGAAAGCCAACGGCGGTATGTCTCGCCCACTCCAAGATCAACGGATGCAGATGGCTCCGCGTATGGCCCCTCCGATGGCTGGCATGGGTTCTCCAATGATGAAGAAGGGTGGCAAGGTCATGAAGAAGGCCGCTGGTGGCGCTGCCAAACTTCGCAAGAAGTCTCCGATGCCCGATAAGATTAAAATGGTCAATTATTCAAGAGGAGGCTGATATTTCACGCCCCGTAAAAAACATTCGTTTAAAGCCTAAAGCCGTAAAGAAGGGCAAAGGCAAATAGATATGCCAGTCGTCAGCAAAAGCCAAAATCGGTTTATGCGTGCGGCAGCTTCCCGGCCAGCAATGGCTAGGAAGCTGGGCATAAAGCAGTCTGTGGCTAAAGAGTTTGTAAAAACGGAAAAAGGTAAGTCGCTATCTGGCTTGCCGGAGAAAGTGAAGAAAAAATGAGTGCAGACCTGCTGGCAAGGAAGGTCACGGCAAGGCTAAGGGAAATTCGGGAAGATAAAATAAACGCACTCCGAAGATGCAAGCCCCGCGCCCCGATGGTTATTGAAGGCGCGGCAGTCCCCGCAGCTACGGCTGAAGAAATTGCTTTTTTTGCAATAGATACGAACGCAACTATAGATGCGATCAACATGCTTATGTTGGTCGTTGAGGAAGAGTACAAAAAATTAACAAATCCAGAAGAACCTGTTGACGACATTAACCAAAAGGCAAGGATAAATTATGGCTAATTCAAAATCACTTCCATATGTGGAAGAACACGAAGTTAAAGAATCACTCACTATAATTAATAAGCAATTTGTTGAACTTACCGGGAAAGAGTTCGGATTTCGTCCAGCCGGATATTATATTGCGGTTAAAATTTATGTCAGATCAGACGAGTTGTCGATTATTGACATGCCCGATGGTTCAAAGAAAACTCTTTGGACGCCTCCAGTAATGCAGAAACAAGACGCACTTGAATCGTGCTGTGCGCTTGTTGTTGCTATTGGACCTGGGTGTTTTAAAAACCGAGACACTGGCGAGCCATGGGCTGATGGCCCAACTTGCCGCATCGGTGACTGGGTTGCCATTCCTCGTGCTTCTACATGGCTAACAAACTGGCGCGGTGTGGCAATTGGTGTTTTGCCAGACGACAAAATTATTGGAACGGTAGAAGACCCAGCCGATCTTTCTTCTGTTTATGTTCCTCCAAAAATATAGGCAAGAAACATGAAAATTTTACCAACTATTTTTTATGCTCCAGATGGTCAAGGCACTGGTCAAGACTCTATTCCCGAGCCGAAAGTTACTCAAAACTTAACGGGTGAAGAGGAGTTTAATGATGAAGAGATTGAGCTTTCGGAGGGTGGCGAAGTTGAAGCTGCTGAAGCTCCTGAAGAGACTGAAGACACAAAAAAGACGTTTAAACGCCGTGGCCCAAAACGTTATGCAACGTTAACTCATGAGCGTGATGAAGCTCGTAATTACGCTCAACAACTTCAAAATGAACTTGAGCGTGAACGTCAACGCGCTGTTGAATTAGAAAACAAAGCTAATGAAGCTTCTAACGTAGCAATGCATAGTTACGCTGCTAAAGCTGAGTCTGACTTGCGCGAAGCGCGTTCTTTTCACCTGTCTGCCATTGAAAGCGGAGACCCCGGCAAAATTACAGAAGCGGCAGAACGGCTGGCCTCTACCAAATCAACAATGGATGACGTTGAAGCTTGGAAAAAGTCTGAGAAGAACAAGCCAGCCGAGCAGCCTCGGCAGCAACAGGCACAGCAGCAGCAGCAACAAAAGATGCAAATTCCTGAACTTCCGCCCGAAGTTAAGGGCTGGGTCATGGAA